GAAGATGAAGATTTTGTTAGATTGGTAAGTGATTTTAATTTTACTTGTCATAATTAATGGAGCGTATGGATTGTACTGCCCAATCTTCTCTTAGTTGGAAACCAAGTGTAATACTTTTATACCACATACGCAGAACCTCTCATTTAGGTGCTACCACTAACTCTTTGATGAGGTCTGAGAGAGAGAGTGAGTTAGCGATAGCGTTATTCTTTCATTAGACCTCATAATCTATTATAATAACAGCTCTATACAACTATTGTCAAGTTTTTTATACTCCAGAAGCACTCCCAGGCGCTTGAGGGTATACAGGTGCTGGTTCTTTCATAAAATCATCACCCCAACCAAATGCTTCTTTTACAACATCTTTAGATAAACCTTTGTAAACTTGATGTAGTCTTTTATCTTTAGCGGCGATTAATACTTTCGCCTCTGCATCACATAATCCTTCACACATTTGTATAAACATTTTTTCTTTCTGTGCTTGTGATGTTTCATTGTCGGCACCTTTGATGAAATGCCAGAGTTTTCTTGTTTCTGATGCAAGAACTGTATGTTCTGTTCCCTCTGGTGCTTCATTCGGTGTATAAGGTACTTCACCTTCTGGAATTACCCATTCTTTTGTAGGGTCAAAAGATGCTTTTAATAACATTCTTAATGATTCAGAATCATTCGTTATGAGTATTGCTACTTTCTCTACTTTTGTTTTCGCTTTGTGTACTTTATCAAGTATGTCTGAAAACAGTAGTGTGTGTGAATATGCCATTTTAAAAATCTCCAATTTGTTCAGTTAGACTTTTCAGTCTTTTGTCTATAAAATAATTTAACATCTTACTTCTATCACCACATGTGGCGACATTGAAATCATCTAGAATTTTTTCTTCCAACTCCTCTGGAATATTATCCAGATTTATGAGTTTATTATTTCTTTGATAATTTCGTTTCACTTCATCATCTAATTCGTCAATTTCTTGAGCTAATATACTTTCAATTCTTTTAGATGTTAAAGGTCTTTGCCTTAGTTCATCTGTAAATGTATGGTCAGGCGATAATACATTTGGTATGCCATCTGACCTATCACCTTTAAGTATATGTTCTTTTATATATACAACAGGGTCAACCCCATTTACATGTTTTTTAGTAACAGGACTATACTGTCGTACATTATTGTATTTATGCAACTGAATAAAGTCTTTATCACCAGATACAATCATAATCTTTTCGTCTTGATACTTCTTACATAGTGTGGCGATAATATCATCTGCCTCAGCACTATAAGTTTCTACAACTTTATATGGTAAAAACTCTTTGATTTCTGATTTAATATCACCTAATAATCCAAAAATCTTATCCCAATCATTGTTGTCTGTTTCTCTACCTTTCCTACGACTTGCTTTATACTGTGGGAATACATCTCTACGCCAACAGTTTTTAGAATCGTATGTTATGACTACCTCACCATATTTTTCATTGAACATGGTGCGATATAATCTTACAGAATTTAATATCATATGCCTGACCATTTCTTCATCTAACTGATTGTCATTCATATTCAAATGCATCATTACAGATGCAATTGTAATCTGATTCATGTCAATTAATATCATATTAAATCCTTATTAGAAAGGGTGGCACTTATTGGTAGGCCACCCTAAACTAATTCTTAAATAATTAAGAAGCGTATCCTACACCATTTCCATAAAGTGCTTTGATACCAGCGGCAACGATTGCTTTATCTGCACCACCATTCATCAATACTTCGCCAACCCCAGCAGCAATAATTGCTTTTGAAGGTTTACCCATACGATAAGATGTACCATTTGCATCTTTGTTAATGTAAATCATAAAACCTTGACTTCTTAATTTGTCCACCATAGCTTGTGGTGAAGTTAGGTCAAATGTGTTTCTTAATGTTTTCCATGTAAGAGTTTCACCTCTTGTGAACGCATTGATTACTCTTTGCGTTTTTGATAGTTTTTTTCTACCCATAATTATAATCTCCTATGATTATTAAATTTAAATTAACTAATTTTTTGCCTCGGATAGTCATATCGGCAATTACTTTATGTAATTCTTTAATCATCATCATCTTCTTTTTCTTCGTCTTTGATGATTTCTTTATTTCTTTTACTGTGTAGAGTATCATTTTCTTCCATATCTGGTTTAAACTCTACATCTATCTCGTCATCTTCTTCTACGATTTCACTAACCATTTCAATAGTATCTGCAAGAAGTGGCGAATCAAATCTAGAATAATGTAGTGTAACACCTTCTTCTGTAGTTTTACTTTCTGGCGACATTATCAATTCAATAAATCCTTGTATGATATGTGGTAATCCCTCTTGTCTTGCCATAGCACCTTTAATTACTTCTGATAAAAAACCCACATCTAAAATAAACTGTTCATCATCAATCTCATAACCATTTTCACTTAGAGTGTGTATCATCTGTACCATTACATTCTCAGTCAACAAATCAATCTTAGCAAGTTTTTCTTTCATCTGTAACTGAGAATTATTTTTATCTAGTTCTCTATCATACTTCTGTTTAATCCAATTAGAAGTTTTCTTATCTTGTTTTACAGGTTCTGAACCCCAAGGCCCATATATTACATTGTCCATATTATTGTCTTTTTCGTCTGTCATGCTATAATCTTTTTCTCTACTGGCACAATCGCACCAATATAATTTAAATAGTTTTCTTTTATCTCTGGTTTAGCTTCATTGATAACTATGATATTACTTTCTTTAATATTCATTTCTTCATTATCTGCAAAAGGAATAAAAGGTGAAAAGTATAATTTAGTTTCTGCACTACTGCCTGGATTTTGTGCCATTGGTATTAGTACAAAAGGTTTTTTAATCGTTGTAATAGTATCATCTGAAAATGTTACTTCTGCAACTATATCCTCACCTGTGGTTAGTCTTAATAATTTTACTTCCATTATTTTATCCTTTTTCTATTGTTAGTTCTTTTCTTTGGTTGATGTGGGCCTGCTGTTTCTGCAAACTTTCTCAACCACCTTTGTTTACCAGCAGCTCTTGCCAGTCTTTTCTTTTCACTTCTCTTAGTAAAAAATTGTCTTTCGTGTATCTCATTTAATCTACCATCATTTAAAACTTTCTTTTTAAACAATCGCATTGCTTTGTTAAAATCATCACCAACTTTTACACTCAAACCTGTAGAATTATCCTCTTTACTAGGTTTCTTCTTAAACTTCTTTTTTTGTTCACTACGAACTTGGAAATTTTGTCTAGGTTTATTCGTGCCTTTCAATCTGGGTACTCCTCATAATAATTTGTATCATGATATATTTGTCTTGTCATTTTATACACTTCTGCTAAAGCGTCATACTTATCTTCAATACCTTGTTCATTTAGTAATTCAATATTGTTCTCTAAAATTTTTAGAGCATTATCTTCGTCAATATCACCAAACATCATTTTCTGGGCGACTACCGACAATACAGTATTGCCGTCATTCATTACGCCGCCTCCAACATTGACATTGGAACTCTGTATGCCCCACCTGTATCTAAATCAACTACAGCATTTTTTTGTAGGACTTTCCTAACTGTGCCTAGCGTTTTCTTAGTTTTCTGTACCACATAAACTTTAGTGCCTGGCGTAAATTCTAATTTTCCATTCATAACCATTAACTCACGAGCAAAATCCATAACCTCATTTAACCCACGATTATCTAGTTTCTTCATTTCTTTCATTAGTGTTTTATTCATATCTCATACCTCGTTTTTTCATCATATTAAGTAGTATACCAGCGTCAAACATATATTGTCAACCCCTAATTTAAATATAGTGGGCCTGTCCATTTCATTGGGTATAATCCTTCAAATACATTTCCTCTCGCTCTGTTTAGTGCTGGAGCATTCCAACTAGCAGCTTTCAATACATCACCTTTTTTGAAATGTTTGTAATCTTCTTTAAGTACAAAAGCAGCAACAGAATTTTCTCTTACAACTTTTAAATACTTTCTACCTTCTTTAACTTCGTAATTATCTGGGGAATCTGTACCATAACCTCTTTCGTTATAGTCCTTCATCATTGCTTCAACCATATTTTTAGCACCTTCTTCTAAAGAATTTGCCGGTTTTACTGATTTCATAATTTACCTCTCTTTTCTCAATTTATGTACCCATTATACAGGCCCCAGACAACCTTTGTCAAGTGTTTAAGTTATTGATTTTATTAAGAAAAGTAAATTAATTTAGAGTGGTTTGTAGATTGTAACCAATTCTTCCTTGCCTTTGACCTTGATTTTGTCTACTTCTACTGACTTGATTTTCTTGAGTTTTTCCATAGTATACGAAGAATATAGCGTGGTTACGATATTCCCCTTATCATCTTTGTAGTTTCTGGTAGCTGCCTCTAACCTAGCAGCAAGATTTACAGCATCTCCTATGACTGAATAGTCAAATCTGGTATCGCTACCCATATTACCCACAATACAAGTGCCAGTATTGACACCAGAACCTATGTTGATATCTGGTAATCCTTTTTCTTTGAAGTCTTTCTTTAATCTTTGTGTTTCTATGGCACATTCTATAGATGTTTTGACTGCCATCTCTGCATGGTCTTCACAATCTAGTGGTGCGTTCCAAAATGCCATGATACAATCACCCATATACTTATCAACTGTGCCACCATTCTCTAGAACAATCTTAGTCATACGATTTAGATAGTCGTTGATAACTTCAACCAATCCCTCTGGGTCATCATTATTTTTATAGTATTCTGATATTGGTGTAAATCCTACAATGTCCATAAACAGAAAACTCATCTCTTTTCTTTCACCACCTAGTCTTAATTTACTAGGGTCTTTTTGTAGTTCGGCAACTTGTCTTGGGTCTAGATAAGTTTCAAATTGTTTTCTTATTTGTTGTTTTAATTTAAACTCTAAAATGAATCTGTTAAAAATACTGTGCATACCAACAATAGTAATTACAATAATTATCCAACTGATATCAGATAGTATTAGATGTTTATTGAAAAGATGACATGCTACTATCAAACTAGCAACATATAATATTATGATACTTGTTCCTACGAACCAATATGGTGTAAATCTTGCAATCAGTATAACTAGAGTACCTAATAAAACTGATGCAACTAATTCAACAAACAAACTTATATCATAACGATTAATTTGTTTACCATCTAAAACAGTTTGTAAAGTAGATGCAGATAGTTCATAAGAATATTTTTCACCAACTGGCGTTGCAATAATATTACCTATACCCTCAGCAGTAGGTGCAATGATTACACTACGACCTTCAAACTTTGAGAAATCACTTTCAGATGCAGAAATAGTTTCAAACTCTTTGTTCCAATGTAACCAGATTCTGGCATTTGGGTCTGTGTTTATAATAGAATATCCTGGCACTCTTACTGCGATAATTCCACCTTTACCAGATTTGATTTGATAACTTGGAGCTCCTGTTGCAACTCTAATGACTTCTATTGCCATAGTAGGATAAGTTGATTCTTCTACTATTGGTGATGATTGTCCTAATGTTCTTCCACCACTATATCCTAGAAATCTTTCTATCTTCATTATCAATGGTATTCTTCTCACGACACCATCAATCTCTGGTGCAGTATTAATTACTCCAACACCATCAGCACTTTTACCTAATTCTTCAATCGGGCCTAACATACCTTCCCACTCAAAAAGATAAGGAAAAGGATTACCTATTCTAGCAACCCCTCTAGGAACTGCATTTCTGTCTATTTGTGATGTTCCAACCTGTGCAATCACAACTCCATTGTCTTTGAGTGCTTTTGCAAGTTCATCATCACCACCTAATCTATCTTCCTCTGAAAATAGTATAGGTATCATAATAATACCAGCACCTGCCTGTCTTAAATCATATATGATTTGTGCAAGTACATCTCTTTTCCAAGGCCATTGTCCATACTTCTCAATTGATTTTTCATCAATCGTAACAATACCGATATCTTGTGATACTTCTTTTGGTTCTTGTTGTATGAGAATATCAAATGATTTAAGTCTTAGTATTTCTTTGATATAAGGGTCTTGTAAACCAATAAAGGTCAAGGCGATTAAAGTTATGAACGAGAATGTCCAATGTGTTACAAATTTTTTCATCATATCTATTTATAAGATAATAATAATATACTTATTGTTGTGTTACTGATACAGAACAACCACCAACTGTATTACAAGTTTGTGATAGTGAGTAAGATTGTGGCGTTGTATTACTTTTTTGTGTTACACTTAAATTAGTTCCATACGAACCACTTAAACTTACTGTGCCAGTATGTCCAGCATTTTTTGTCTGTTTCCAATAAACAGTATTGTCATCATTGTAGATGTTTAGTGTGGCAGTTTTATCCTGACCATGTGTTTGTTGTATTTGCACATTATTATCATCTGAATATATATTAACATTTTGAGTATGTTCTGTATTTGAATCATTATTTCTACTTGACAAAGTTATGGTATTTCTATCGCCAGTTACAAGTAGATTCATATAATGACCACCATGTTCTGTGCCATCATATTCCCATGAACCACTTGTTGATATATTATAACCTTGACCCATTTTGATTGTATTATTATTTGCTGTGTAAGCATTAAGTATCATGTGGTCTTGTTCACAATCTGAACCTCTAGAACATCTCTGTCTAGCGTCAACTGTATTACTATCATAATCAATTTCTAAATCCATAATTGAGTTATGTGTTTTTTGTATAGCATTTATATCATTATCATCACCATGATTATCTAGATACATTGTGTTATCACTACCTAATTGTTCTGCTGTCATTGTACTAGATGTTTGTCCATCTGAACCATAGTAATGTTTGTATAAACCTATTTTATTATTATCACCTGTTTGTGAAAAATTTATAGTTTGATTGTTACCATACAAAGTTGCATTTGATTGTGCTGTGCTTTTTGTTGATACTCTATTATTTTGACCATCTTGTGTTATGTCAATGTCAACATTACTACCAGCTTGATTTATGTAAATCTCATTTGCTTGTGCTGAAAATGAAAACAATAGTATTAATAAACTACTGAACTTGATATATGTTGATAGCATTTTCTACTCCTTCTATTTCGTAATCTATAATTTCAAAATCTTGTTGTGTAATATTTAATATGTAACCATATTCCTTATCAAGTCTTAATTGAATGTTATTACCAGAAGCATCTTCTCTACTCCAAAACCATTGTGGGTCTTCATCTAGTAAAGTGATACCTGTTTCTGGGTCTTTCCCTAATCTGACATCTGTCGCCTCTTTCTCTTTGTCAAATTCATTTCTCATTAACTTTGCAAACTCTTTGTTGATTTGTTCTAATATATCAACTAAAAAGTTTTGTTCTAAGAAATCTATATCTAATCCTGTTACCCAATTATCTGTTTCTTCTTCCAGATAATCTTTTTCTAAATCTTCAAACTCTAAAAAATCTAAGTCTAATACATCTGCAACTCTCATATAAGATTCTCTAGTCATTTGTTCTTCTATCTCTTTTGGTTTTGATATGATTAACAAGTTACTAATTAATCTTTCATCTATGTCTAGTGTTACAGGTTTCATAGGATTACTTGAAACTGTTTCAACTACTGTAGCTTGAAATGCTTGATTTAGTATTACCTGTCCAGCATCACTTGTTACATCAATCTCACCTACATAACAGTTACCATTTGCATCACAAGATGGCAACAATATAATTGTAGAACTTCCTGTTTCATCTATCGTCATTGAAAAGTCTGTTCCACGAACACCGATTGTTGCAGTTGGTGTTTTTATTTTTACATTTTGTTTTGAGTTTTTTGCAATCTGTCCAGATGCATACCTTACTGTACCCAAAGATGCCTTGAGAGATAAGGCACCTGTTTTAGTATTTGGGTCGTATACAAACTCATCAATTAATAGTTTAGAATGTTGAGTAACATCAACTCTAGTTTCATCTATAAATTCTATAGCAGTTTTACCCATTCCTGTTTTAACTGTATCGTAAGAAAAAATATCTAAATCTATCTTACTGTCAAACTTATCACCTTCTTTTCTCTCAACTACACTATTACCTTCTTGCAAAATAACATCACCGATTACTTTCCCAAAAGTATTCGTACTAAACAAAACCAAAATCATAATAAAAATTATTTTCATATTAGTCTGTTTGTGATATGTCTATATCTGCATTATCACCAGATGTTGTTAAGTTTATTAAGTTATCATAGATACCACTTTGTGTAATATCAACATCAGCAATAGAACCTGTATGACTGTGTACTAAAGTATGACCAGCACTATCACCATCACCATCAATATCAATTAAGTAATTATTTGTATCACCATTGATTGTTAATGTCATGATTACAGATGTACCATCTATAGTAGCAGCTACAACATTACTATCACTACCACTTGCACCTGTAATAGATACTGTTGCATTACTAGCATCAGAGGTTTCACCTATATCAATATCAAGGTCGTTACTTGAACCTACCCAAACAATAGATGCAGTTGCAGTACCACAAGATGAGTTACCATTTGTGCTATCACAATTAAAATCTATGTTGTTAGAATCCCCTGTTACCGAGAATGTACCTGTATAAGTTGCACCATTAACATCAAAGGTCAAGACATTGGAATTACCAACTTGTGTAATTGCTAAGTTAGTTGTAGCACCAGCCACACTTGATGATGTGGTGCTGTTACCAACTGTGTTGTTCTGACCATCTTGTGTTACATCTAAATCTAGGTTTGAACCAGATTGTGTGATGTAAATGTCATTTGCATATACTGACAACGAAATAAACATCAACATAATAAATGCGATTATTTTTTTCATTCCTTTTCCCCTATTTTATATTTCCACAACTTCTGTGCTTCACCCTTTTCAATCATTTGTAAAACTGCATATTCTATTGCAGAGCGAACAGCATAGTTAGTTGGTTCATTTATCGCAACTCCAGATTCAATCTCTAGTGCTTTAGTTCTCATATCAAAAAATCTAAAGACATCAGCACCTGTCTGAAAACTTGCGATAGTTTTTGTTGCAGTAACTGTCATCAAGACCTCTCCTGTCTGTACTGCAATCAACCTCATTGCAACAGTTACTTGGTCTGTTCGGTATTGTTGTGATACACCGATACCAAATACTCTTGCACCCTCTCCCCCACTTTTTACATTAGAATCATAACTAACAACTCCACCCTCAACGATAAGTCCAGCAAACAATAATGGTTTTAATACATTAGCTGCTTTTTGCTGACCTTCATACATTTCTCTTGTTGACCTAATCAACTGTCTTTCTTTTACAAGACTAGGTAACGCTGACCTTTCAACAACAGTAAACCAATCTCCATCACTTACTTTTTTAAGAGCAGAAATTAAATAAACATCTGGCCCTTGTGTAATCGCTGTACTCAATTGTGAAAATTTTGAGTTTGGTTTTCTTTGTCCTGTTCTATCTGGAAAATTATAAACAGCAATTGTAATTTTAGGTTGGTCTAAATCTGGTATGTTAATTAATAATTCAGATGTTACAGGTGTTTCTACGAAAGGTTTTTCTGAAAATTCAGTATAGTGGTTGTGTGTTGTAGCACAACCTGACAAAAATATCAGTCCTATTATTGTAGTAATTATGTAACGCATTATTCATACATATCCTAAAAAATAAAATCTCCAACTGGCACAGATAATGTTGATACTGTTCCTGATGGGTCGGTTATTGTTAATGTTATAATTTCTGTTGAAGTATCTTTCACCCAATAAATTGTAGAACCTTCAACATCTGCTGTTCCACTTGTTGCACAATCAGATGTACAACTTGTGCCAAACATATTGTCAACCAATTGTTTAGATAGGTTGGCGTAAATACGACTTTCCACATTAGCAATAAATTTATTGATTGTTTTGTTCTTCTCATCTCTCTCTGCTTGTGCTATAGCAGATTTGTTGTCTTTTATAACATCATTTTTTCTAGTATATTGTAGCTGTTCTATTGATAATGCGTGTTGGGAATAACCCTCTTTACTAAAAGATGGGTTTCCAAACTTGTGAACTAATTCACTCGCTGTGCTAGTATTGGTCAAGGATATGCATAATAGAAATGATACTAACACTATTTTTCTGTATTCTAGTGTCATCATACATGTATTTATAAGAAATGACTTATTTGGAGCGCTTCTTTTTCTCTTTTTCTCTGAGTTCTAGAACAGTATTGACCTTACTTCTAAGTCTGATTATGTCATTATCTAACATTCTGACCCTATCAATAAGTGCTATGAGGACTGTATTCATCTCACCTAGTTTCTTTTTGATAGATGTGGTTACATATTTGTAGATAAAATATATAAACCACCCCATACCGATTGATGCAATCGTGGCGAATCCATATTGATTTAAAATATCTATGATGGTACTAGTAGTCATTAATCACGCCTCGCATCTGTTTTACCATCTGCTCTAGATATTCTTTCTTCGTCTGGTTTTAAATCTAGTGCGTGTGATATTAATAAATCTAATTTTATCATATCGTGATTCATAGTTTTGATTCTGTTGTCAAGTGCCATGATAATTCCATGCATACCTTTCACTTGACCGACAACTGATTCTAAAATATATTTAATAATTAAATATATAAAGAAACCCATAACTGATGCTGCCGCTACAGGTAATCCAAACTCTGCAAGTATTTGTAAAAACATATTCATAGTCTACTATTTATCAAACAAAGAAACAAAGTATTCTGCATCTACTACAACTAATGGTTTTACTTTATTTCTTTTAATTACAACTACAGGTTCATACTTACCAGAATTATCTTCTGCTTGTTTGTATGCTTCCCATACATTTACTTTCTCTTGGTTTTTACATTCAATAGACATGGGAAACTTTTCTCTAGCAGCTCTTGCCATAATTAAGTCTTCTCCACCAGCACCCATACTTCTTGATTCAATATCTTCTGGGTGTACTTCTAATTTTTCAATTAAAAGATTTCGCATCCATTGTTGTAATTTTCTACCTTTTGCTTTTGCTGATTGTGTTTTCATAATTTATTTTGCAGTTAACATAAAGTCTATTGCATATCTACCTTTATCACTAATAATTAAATCGTTTGAATGTGTTTGGTTTGAATCAAAGATTAAAAAATCTGTGGGTTCTAATTTATATGCAACATCATTACATATAAATCCACCACCATCTTTCTCACTACTCCAATCTGAATTTAGTATACCTAAAACTTTTAGTTTACCCTCACCCCAATTATCAGTATGGAAGTTTGTTGGTGTTGTTTTATCTTTCAAACTTACAGCACAAAAATGCATTGCTGGTTCAATGTAATCTTTACCACCAGCATCATATATCTGTGATAGTAATCCTATCGCAACTCCAGCAAGTAGTGGATTATCATATTTACCATGAGTTACTATATTTAATTTTGTTAGATTAATTTTCTTATAGTTAACATCATTTTCTTCTGTATTTTCCCATAGTTCAACACTAGGTATCATATGCATAAACATATCTAGATATGTCTTTGAACATACATTTTTTAGTATTACAGGTTCAAATGTCGTAGGGTTCGTCATCATATATCTCTTGCACCACCAATTCTTCGTCTAGTTCTTCTGAGCAAAATGGACAAAACTTTACTAAGTATTGTGTATCTAATAATTCATATTCTATTGTAAATGATGCTTCGCATGATTCACATACTACTTCTTTAGTTGCCATAAATATCCCTATTAATTATATGCAGTTTCCCATGTTCCAGATAAGCCTGCAACTTCATATTCTGTTACACGATTTTCAAAGAAGTTTGTATGGTCTGCACCATTTAAAATCCACTCTAACCATGACAAAGGATTTTCTTTTACTTTGAATGTTGTTTTTAATCCTAGTTGTAATAATCTTCTGTCTGTTATGTATCTGATATATTTTTTAACATCATCAGAAGATAAACCTTCAATATCACCTAAACTATATGCTAAGTCAATAAACTTATCCTCTAGTTTTACAATCTCTCTTGCCATTAAATATATTTCTTTTTTAAATTCATCATCTACAAGTTTAGGGTGTTCTGCACAAAATGATTTAAATAAATTTGAGTTACCTTCTACATGCATAGATTCATCACGAATAGACCACTCAACTACTTTACCCATTCCTTTCATCTTACCAAATCTTTGGAAGTTAAGTAACATAACAAATGATGCAAACAAAGCAACACCTTCATTGAATACAGATTTTGCAAGTGCAAGTGCAAGACCTCTATGTGTAGTGTTGTCTGACTTTTGCATAAACTCTAATTTATCTGCCATCTCTTTGTATTCTAAAAATGCGTGATACTCACTATCTGGTAATCCTAGTGTATCATTAAGTAATGCATATGCTCTTTGATGTACGCCTTCACGACACGCAAAAGAACCTAACATATTTCTAACTTCATTATTTTTAAATTTAGGAATGAATTGGTCATAATAGTTTTGACCTACTGCAACATCTGATTGTGTAAACAGTCTTAAAATATTTGTAATGTAATCTTTTTCTACTTGTGTTATTTTATTCATTTTCCAATCTGTAACATCTTCTGATAAATCAACTTCATCTTCAATCCAATGTGCCTTTTCATGTCTGATAGTTAAGTCAACAGCGAATGGATAATAAAATGGTTTATAAGTTTCTGATAATTTTGTAAGAGAACCACCTCTACCTTTTAAAATTGTTTCTTGTTTTTTAAGTAACTCTGCGTATCCACCGATACGATTACCATCTACAAAGATTTGTGGAACTGTATTAATCTGTGGTAGTTTTAATCCTAGTTGTTCTTGACTATGATTTATTCTTTGAAAAAATGCTAATCTATCTTCTTCATTGTCCATACAATGTTCAATAATGTCTATGTTAAATTCTTTGAACCATTGTTTTGCTTGAACGCAAAATGGACAATCTGTTTTGGTGTATACTTGTACTTCCATAATTCTCTCCTTATCCTTGACAAGCTTCACAATCTTCTTCTTGTGAAACTTCTGAGTAGTCTTTTAATTTGTTTAACTTAACTTTTTCAGAAACATTTTCTGCTCTGTTAGATGTTTCTGTTCTTAAATAATATAAACCTTTACACTCATGTTTCCATGCTTTCATGTGTACATCATGTAAATATCTTTTTGAAGCACCTGCTGGAAAGAATATGTTAAGTGATTGCCCTTGACACAAATACTGTTGTCTATCGCCACCTTGTTCTATTATGACCCTTTGGTCTATTTCTATTGCAGTTTTAAAAACTTCTTTGATACTATCATTTATAAAATCTAAATGTTGAACCGAACCACCATTAGTAATGATTGATGTCCATACCTCTGGTGTGTCCATATTTATATTTTTTAATTCTTCTTTTAAGTATTTGTTTTTTATCAAATGCGAACCTGCTCTTGTTCTATGTGTATATGCATTTGCTTTATGTGGTTCTATTGATGGTGAACAACCTGTAATCATAGAACTATTTGCATTTGGAGCAATGGCAAGTAGATGTGAGTTTCTTTTTCCTGTTCCTTTCATATCAGAACACTCACCTTTTTCTTTTCCTAGTATTTTAGTTTGTTC